AGGGTTATTTGATTTTATACCAGATGTAATATCGCCCTCAAACGACCCAGTACCAGTGATAGGTAAACCTATACCTCAAAAGAAACTAGCACCACCTGAGGACGCAACAGATGCTGCCAATAAGAAAGAAAAAAACGCAATAAACGGCGACGAAACTTCTGCCACTAATGGCAGTACTAGTACTAGTACTGGTAATAATTCTAATCCATCATCAACGACTGGCAAACAAGACACAACAATCATTAATGGTAGACGTGTCATAGACTATCCAGACGAATCTATAAACGAACATTTAAAAAAACGAGTAGCACAGCTGATGCGATCTTAAAACATCGCTATGCCGGTCTTGTTTGACGTTTCAATATTTTCTTTGATCACTTGATACATGAATGTACGATCCTCATAGCTATAGGTGTATAACATGTCATTAACTGTTACACCGCCTCTCATGTACCAAGCTAGTCTAAATAAATCCTGCTTGAAATCTTTTAATTCTTCGTCTAGCCTAACTAACTCTTGTTGAATGTCAGAGGCTGAAAGTTTAATTAGGCCTAGACGAAAAAATTTGAACTATCAAGTTCTATTGAAAGATTAGCTTCGTGCTTGCATTCGTGATTGCCACAGGTCACTGGATAAGTTGGGATAGCCCAATTGATTTTATTCATGTTGATAACTTGTGAAATTTTATTTGAAATTTCTTTTTCACAATTGGCCAACCATTCTTCAATAAACGATCTTTCAGTCACTGACTGATCCGCAGTTTGTACTGAGTCTATACTGATAACATTAAGAGCCAATTGTATTTTTGCCAGCTCTTCCCATAATTTGTTTATGAGCTGTTGTTGTTCAGTTGTATCAGCTATTTCAGTAGCCTGTCGAACTTGCTTTTGTAATTCATACACTTGAAGATTGTAATCAGTTTGTTGCTTGTAAGTCAAAGGTTTTATTTTGACAACTAGCTCTTTAAGATGTACGGTATTTTCAAATCGACATTTGGAAAAATGCTCCACGATATTATTGAGATCTAATTCGTACTCAGTCGGAGTATTGCACTTGACACACACATTTGAAACAGTCATAGTGTTGCCGTATGTGGCAATCCTAATGGCAACAAACATCAAATCAGTATCTAACGTGGATAACTCCCAGGCATTTTTAATACCGGGACAACAGCTTTCTATCACCCTAACACTTGCTTCGCCGGTGAACAATGCATCGGGTGTTTTGATAATAACTTCATCCATGCCAGTCATTGCACATACAGCCAGCTGACTAGGGTCGCCGTTGATCGTGCCGGCACTATTGAAAATCCCCTGACTGGGCAAACTTACATAAATTTTTGGTTGTCTAAAATACTGTTGTAACGGATTTAAAGCCATGATATTCTCCAGATAAATACTTGTATGACTTATTTATATATGCATATTTCTAGGAAAAATTAAATGCCTGATCTTCCTTCTTTAGAATCACTGATTCAAAAAATTGACGAGTTAATAAAACAACTCAAAGCTAAGAATGGGAGCAATGCCAATGGTGACAGTGGTAATCGTGATATTGACCTATCTACAATAAAACAAGGCGCTAGTAATTTAGGAAAATTATTTGGCGAACTTGCGATCGATGGTGGCGCCCTGGGAGTAGTCTTTAAAGCAATAGCTAGAGACAAAGATCCTTTATTGTCAGTCTTTGAACAACTTGCATCAAAAGGGGGCGACCTCGCCAAAGGCACAGCTAAGGGCATTGTAGGAGCGATAAAAAACACTGAAGAAATAACCAAGTATGGTGGAGGTATTGATACAGAACAGCAATACAGGCTAGAAAATGCTAATCGAGTAGAATATAAAGATCTTCGTAAAGCCATGCTGGAGGTAGGTACTGGCGGATCTAGTTTTGGTTCACTAACTGGTGACAGACTAGAAAATATAAGTAAGACTTTAGAAAAAATAACCATTGACAGCATTAAGAGGTTTTCTGGCGGGACAACAGATCCCGAAACACTGGCCAAGGCACTGATTATCAGCTCGCAAGGCAGTAGAGCTAATCTTGCCAATCAAGGGGATCAAGATCGTGCGGCAATCAACGCTGGTAAACTGGCAGATGAAATTGATAAAACCTCTGCCGCAACAGGTAGAGGAAGAGATGAAATTGCCAATGAACTGGCAGCAAGGATAAAAAACAACCAAGCTCTGCTGGTACAATTTGGCAATAATGAAGAAGCTAGACAATCATATATTCGATCACAAGCGGCATTGGCTAGACACGGCCAAGCTGTAGTAGATCTCAGCAACGACTTTATGAAATTTGGCACTGCTACTGAAAAAACAGTGGGCACTTTGGTTGCATTGGGACCTGCTGGTATGGAATTACGATCAGCAATCATCAATTTAAAAAATGCAACAGATGAAAAATCAAGACAAGAAGCTGAAGCACAACTAAAAACTGCATCAACGAAGATTGATGAACGCTATAATGACCCTGCAATGGCTCGAATGGCTGCAATGGCCGAAGCATTTCCAGAATTAAAAATGCTACAAGGCGCAAAACAACAGTATGAGCAAAATCAATCAGCTGCCGGATATAATTATTATCGTAATCAAGGAATGAGTCCAGAAGCTGCCAGAGATAACCAAGACGTTCAGATAGGTAATCGACAACAAGGCAAAGATGCACAAGAACGTCCATTGACTATGGGACAACAGATAACTCAAATAAATATGGTGGCTAATAGAGATGCTGCCATAGGTGCTGGATTGGCATGGGATAAATTAAACACAGCCCTCGATAAAGCCGTTCCAAATATTAAAAAACTAGCAGATGATCTATCGAGATTTAATCCTGTGCGTGAGTCAATGCCAACTCCTATAGGAGAAACGTCAAACTCAGAGAAAAATCGGACTCCCATAAAAGAGACGCCGCGTGAAAGAACCACAGGTACTCTAGGCGAAACTGGCAGTATGTTTGAGCCTAAGGACATTATTGCACTGCTACACAAAGGTGAGCGTGTGCTAAGTCCAAAAGAAAATACTGATCTTACCAGTCTATATGAGATGATCGGTAATCTAAAAGCAAAGGGTGCTACTGAAAACGACAGCCGAACGCCAGAGATAGAAACTGCAACAGTAACAAAAGTGCCTGAAGACACTCAAGTTGACAGTATAACTCTAAAAGATGTCCACGAGAGCTTACAACGGTTAAATAGTACTATGGAAGTAATGGCCGGTCATACTGCTGATATGAAAGATTCTAACAGAACAACAGCCGACATGAGCCAAAAAATGACCGGCAATAGGCTTGCTGTCTAAAGGATAAAGACTAAATGAGTTGGAAAAAGTACTTTTCACCAGTAGCATCTGGCACATCACTTAGCTCTTCTGACGGCTATGCTAACGGCAACCGTCCTGGACCGGCTCGTAGCAACTATAGTAGCTATCTTCCCGATGTATATTCAGGAACACCTAATCGTTTAGATCGTTATAATCAGTATGACGTCATGGACAGCGATCCAGAAGTCAATGCCGCACTGGATATTCTAGCTGAATTTTGCACACAAAAACTCAAAGATGGTAAAAGTCCATTTGCAGTCAATTGGCGCCATAAGGGAACCAACAGTGAAGTCAAGATTCTAAGTGAATACTTACAGCAATGGAATAAGTTACAGAAGTTTGACACACGCATATTCCGTATCATACGTAACACATTCAAGTACGGTGATGCATTTTTCATCCGTGATCCCGAAACACAAAAATGGCACTACATAGATCCTAGTCAAGTTATCAAGATTATCGTTAATGAAAGTGAAGGCAAGAAGCCAGAGCAGTATATTATTAAAGATCTAGCACCTAACTTTGAAAGTCTAGTTGCCACACAGATAGTTCCTAATCTAACTCCCCGTGCAGGCGGCAACGCAACACAACCTAGTGGTGGATATATGGGATCACAAGGTGGCGGTGCGTATCCTATCGCCAGTGCAAGTGGGCGTTTTGGTGTTAATCAACGTGAATCAGCAGTGGATGCCGAGCATGTTATACATCTAAGTCTGTCAGAAGGCTTGGATAATAACTTCCCATTTGGTAATAGTTTGTTAGAAAACATTTACAAAGTGTATAAACAGAAAGAATTACTAGAAGATGCTATCTTGATCTATCGTATACAACGTGCTCCAGAGCGCAGAGTGTTCCATATTGACGTGGGCAACATGCCCAGTCACTTGGCCATGGCATTTGTAGAACGTGTCAAGAACGAAATTCACCAAAGACGCATACCCAGTCAAACAGGCGGCGGACAAAATGTTATTGATTCAGCATACAATCCACTGTCAATCAATGAGGATTACTTCTTTCCTAAGACAGCAGATGGTAAAGGTTCAGATGTTACCATGCTTGAAGGTGGTAAGAACATTGGTGAGATCGATGACTTGAAGTATTTTACCAACAAGCTGTTCCGCGGCTTGCGTATTCCCTCAAGCTATTTGCCTACAGGCGCAGAAGACAGTCAGTCAAACTTCAATGATGGCCGTGTTGGCACTGCTTATATCCAAGAATTACGCTTTAACAAGTACTGCGAAAGACTACAAAGCCTGGTAACATCAGTGTTCGATGAAGAGTTCAAGTTGTTTTTACACAACTATGG